CCAAAGATTTATTGGTTGGAAATAATAATAATCAGTTTGATTTAAATCAACATTTCGAGGATCTTGAGTTCTTGTTGATGGGAAAGAAACTATATAAGTTATTTCATTTAATAAAGGAACTTGTCTTATATTAGGAAATAAAGGTTTAGCAAAATTATAATTATAAATTAAATTATCTTCAAATACATCACTTACAGGAACTATGGGATTAGTAAAAGGTTCAAATAGAATACCTCCTAATGTATCATAAGATCCATATTTTTCAAATAATTTAGGATAATCATTTTTAATAGCTACTGGATCGAGAAAGGTAAAGCGGACTCTTACTGGTTGGATTACAAACTTCCCAGGTTGATCAAAAAAACTTTGATCTTGTGCTGATTGGGCTGCTAAACCATATTCTGCATATCCTGCCATTATTTACCTCCTTTTAACTCATTCATAGTAGATAGTAATTGTTCTTTTTCTTCATCAGAAATAGTTAAAGCACCATCTGCTGTTTGAGTTTGCATTGCGCGTTGTGCTAACGCAGCCATTTTAATTAAAATATCATCATTTTTAACACTTATATCCATGTATTCCTTAATTAAAGGAACAATTAAAGTTGCATCACCAATATCTGAAATAAGGGGTTTTAACTCATTGATAAGAGCTGTTACTTGTTTGTCTTTTTTTTGTTGGTTATTATAAATTTCCTCTAAAATATCGGAGAATTTTTTCTTACCAAAGACAACATTATCGAACTGTGACATAAATATACATTATTAGTTTATTATAAATATTAAAACTAAAAATTTGTATATCCGTGTTCTAAATAAAATACATAATTTTCTTTGAAGACATCATATAGCTGATTAGCTATTTTGGTAATTTTGGGAGTTTTTACATCAATTATTTCACGGATATAAATGTAAAGTGCTTTTTTATTAAATATATCTAAATTTTCTCGTTTGCGAAATAATTCTAAAATTGCATCTGCTATTTGAGCATCGTATTCTTTAGGAAATAATTCATAAATATTTTTAGTACAATAATCAGTATAAAGATCTATAAAATTAGATAAACGTTCATCATAAGGAGATTCATCAATTTGATATGAATGTCTTTCGTCTTCTTCTAAAGTTTCAATTGGAGCAGTATCAACACGTTTTTTATAATTTTTCTGGTTTGAAAGAATTAAATAGCGTTTAGCAATTGTTCCAAAATAAGAATATGCTTTAGCTCCTTTTTCGGGGTTAAATAAATGGATTTTAGATAACAAAAATGTAATTACCTCGTGTTGTAAATCCTCAATATTATCTACCTCAGTATAATAAAACTTAAAAGTATGAATAATGTTTTCAGTAAGTTTAAAAAAAGCGTAATGAATTCGTTCTCTATAAATATTACTTCTTACTTCGGGATCAGGAGTGTTATTATATAAAACAATAGCATTTTCCGTATCTTGGGTGAAGTATTGGACACCCTTCTTTTTCTTTTTTACTACTACCTCTTCCATTATTTAATATTTTTAATAATAAAAGCGTTTAATGCTGTTTGGATTGTTTTGATTTGTTCAAAGAAAAATCCTACTTCATCATCTGATTTAAAACTACCTTTTGCATCTACTTCCATCATTTTCTTTTCTGATAATTCAATAGTATCGGAAATTTTGTTTAGGTAAGTCATGTAACCTGAAAGGATATCTTCTTGTTTTTCGTTTTTCTTAAGAAGATTAAAGGTCGTGAATCCTAGAGTCACGACCAATATTGAAAGAATAATAATTGTTAAAATCATAAGTTGTCTAATAAGTTTTTAAGACCCTCATTTTTTAATGAACCCAATGCTTTTGTTTGAGCTCCTGTTTTAGAGGGATACTTTTTATTTGACTCCAATGTAAATTTTTTCTTTGGCTCCTCCACGCTACTATTTAATTTAGGTAACCACTCACGTTCAAACTCAATACGTGCAGCCATTAAATCGGCCTGGTGGACTATAAAAGGTAATGCTGTGCGAGGTTTTTGTTCGGGCATGTAAGTCATTAAATATTTCTTATTAGCGTCATCATACAAACCATCATGAGTTTGGATTGCTACCATTTCATTGAATGAATATTTAACATCATGTGCCTGGAGTAAGTATAAACCACGATCGGGAACAGAGGCAAATGGAACTTTAGTGTTAAACATGTAGTCTTCACCTAATTTTTCTCGTCTCCAATTATCAGTTTGAGGAACATATGAATCTTCACTTTCAGAACCCATTTTTCCCAGGTCATGATTTAACGCAGAAAATACTAATTCCTCTTTAGTAAATGTATCTAAATCAGCTCCCATTTCTCCCCATAATTTATGAAGATGAAGAGCACAAGTTACAACACGATTAACATGTTCTATATACCCCCCAGGAAAAGCATTATGGTATTCTTTTTTATGAGCCGCAGGCATTAATACAATACGATCTTCATATGTTTCATAAAACTCTTTTAATTTAGTTTTACGTGGTTCGGAAATATGGTCATCAATGAAACCCATAAAATCCAACCAATTTTGTTGAATTTGTTCTGCTGTTAATTGCATATCTTTAAATTAATTGATTTCTCCAGGACCTAGGGGTTCTTGTTGGATAAATGATTTAGCATCATCTAGTGATTCTCTAAGGGTAATTAATACTTCTTCAACCTGTTCCTTGGAACCTCCTCGGTTCAGGAAGAAATACAATTTCTCAACTTCCCCCTCGGCTTTCTCTAACCGTCTCATTATAATCTCTCTATTTTTCATAACATTCTTTATTTTTCTTTTTTCCTCGTATCTCAAATATAATGATATGAAATTGGACCTCCAAGCTTAGGTTAAAGACTTCTCAACAAAATCTTGAATCTTTTTTAAATGCGCACATTTTTCATATTCTTCAAGTTCCTGGAAATAGGAAATAGCGAATTTTATGTATGTAATAAATAAATCATCTCCATAATGGATTAGAGGATCTTGATGTTTAGTATTAGAAGGATCAATTTTGCTTATCCAAAACCAGGCTCTATTGTACACTATAAATTCTCCGGCATCTTCAACATCATATAAATCTAATTCCTCATCCATTTTAGAAAAGAAATTCATAAGAGAACGATTGTAAACTTTATGATTTTGGATAAGTTTTTTAAACATACCTACCCAGAATAAAGGATGTTCCTTAAAGTCCACAGCGGCTTCTACCACTTGAGCTTTTTCAGGGAGTGAATTAAATTCTTCCCCATTGAACAATCCAAATATTTTGTTTACATCCACGGATATAAATATGTCTATAACTCGTTTATATTGCGTATAACCGCATACCGCTTGAAATTCATATGGGTGTGCGACATATATCTATACATAACTATATAAAAAAAGCCGCAAAATGCGGCTCTTTCCATTGATTTATATTTTTATTATTTAATATCTGCAGATTCAATTAAAGTGTAAGTAAATGATTTACCATGAATGGCTGCTGCTTTACGAGCAATAACCATAAATGCTTCAAAATCAGCTGCTTTTTTAAACACTTGACATCCTTCAGACCAATTTTCAACAAACGTTGAATCAGCACCTGCTTTATGTATATTAATACCAAATACACCTTCAGCAATTTTAGTTTCATCATAAGTCATATCACGATTTGCATCACGATAAACTTTAACTGGTTTTGCTTGTTTTAAAGCTTCGTATTTTCCTTGGTGTAAACCTAGGGTATGTGAACCTCTGTATTGACCTTCAACTAGACGAGCAACACCTGCTGCGTTGTGATATTCTTTAACACCTTTCTTACCTGGATCTGTAGTGCAAGGCCATTGAGCGAATTTCCACTCACCACTTTCTTTATAAGAAACAGTCATTGTATCGTCAAATACATTTGTTACAACTTGACCAGTTGCAGAGTTTCTAACTCCTACTATATTAACATCAAAATCTTTTGCGCCTTCAAACCAAGCATATCCTTTAGCTTTTACAGCGGCTTCTATTTGTTCTCTTGTGTAAGCCATTATTTTACGTATTCGTAGTATTTATAAGTTTTTACTTTTCTATCTTCTAATCCGTGAGTACCACCATTGATTCTTTTAGTTAATTCTAAAATAGCAGCATCATTAATTCCTTTGTCACAAATGGTCCATAATTTATTTTTTTCAAAGAAGAACATTGCTGAATCAAAAGAATATTTTGTAGCTACTAAATCAGGATTTTCCATTACTTCGTTAGTACCTAAATATTTAGCAAATGCCTCATAATTAGCTTTACCTGTTAATTGTAATGCACCACGACCTCTAAATTTCCAACCATCACCTGAAGCTTCATTTCCATTACCCATTCTATCAGCATAAACACGGTTAGCTATTTTTTCAGGGTTACGAGCATAAGATTCTTCTAAGTTACCTGGGAAGTATTTTCCGAAAATACCTTGGAGACCTTGTGCGGAGTAATTTAAATTTTCACTAAATGCTTTAAAACCACCTGTTTCATGTGATGTTTGAGCAAAGAAATGTGCTGCTCTAACAGGTGTTAATTTTAATAAAGTCATCCCAGCTTTTATAGTACCAGGACCAAAAGCACCATCTGCGGCTACTCCTGCTCTTTCTTGTAAACTTTTTAAACTCATTATTCTTCTATTTGATTGTTATCTTTATCTTCTTCGTGTTTGTCTTTTTTATTCATCCATTTGTCTACAGAAGCAATACCAAATGAACCTAAAACTAGAACCATAAATCCATCAAAGATGAATTTGTTGATTAATAAAGGAGCTCCAAAATAACCTGTTACAAGGTCAACTGCAAGAGCAATACACAGCATAAGAAATGCAATGAAACCAACAACTGCTTTCTCATTGATAGTGTTGTTGTCGTCAAATAAATTTTTAAAGAAATTTTTCATGTTTGTTTGTTTTTTATTTTTTTGTTTTAACAAACACAACTAGTTATAGGAAACTTTATTATAAATATTAAAGGAATTTAGAAGCGTCCTTTAAAGATGTTTGTAATGCTTTTGAAAATGCTTTTTTATTTAAAGGTACTTCTCCACCTTCTACATTTAAAAACATAGCAAATACAAAGGTTTTTTTAATACCTGTTCCTTTATATGTTTTACCATCTTTAATTATTTCGGTTTCAATTACGTAATCTTTTTT